CGCGGCGGCACCTACCCCCCAGCGATAAATGTGCCTCTGCGGGTTGTGAGTAGGGGGCAAAGCCGGTGCAAGCTGATCTATTCGAGTCGCGTTTGACGCCGGGCCGGCGGGGCCGTGGCCGCCCGGCAACCCGTCCGCATGTGACGTGTGCGGCCTGTGGGCTGCCGTTCCGGCGCATGCGTCCGCAACAGATCTATTGCGGACGGAAATGCGGCTCTGGCGTTCGACGTGACCGTCCAGTCCCGCCCATCCTCCGCGAGGTGACGAGTTGCGCGCATTGTCAGCGCAGCTTTGACCGGCCGCGCGGGACGACGCGGCGCTTCTGTAGCGGCACGTGTCGGGGCGCCCACGCGAATACGCTGCGGCCAATGCGGATCACGGCGTTCCGGTGCCATAAGTGCGGGACGCTCTTCTCGAACGGGGGCCGCCCGCGCTTGTTCTGCTCGCGAGAGTGCGCGGGCCTCGACCGGAACCCGCGGCCCTTCGTGTACCGCTCGTCTCGACGCTACGCGGAATTGGCGCGACGCATTCTGGAGCGGGACCACTACCGCTGCGGACTCTGTGGGAAGCGCATCAATCCGCGTCAACGCCCCCCGCACCCGCTGAGCGCGTCTCTGGACCATATCGTGCCCCGGTCAGCGGGTGGGACCGACGACCCGGCAAATCTCCAGGCAGCCCATGCCCGATGCAACAGACGCCGCGGGCATCTGGGACCCGCACAGTTCCGGATGGGAGGCGCGGATGGCGCGGTCGCGCAATGAAACCCGGCCCACCGCCGCAACCGACCGCGCTCAAGGTCGCGCGGGGCAATCCCGGGCAACGGCGGCTGAACGCCAGCGAGCCGCGTCCGCAACCGGCGAGCGCCGAGGCACCGGCGGGGCTGTCCGCAGGAGCGCTGAGCGTTTGGGAGGAACTGGCGCCGGAACTCGCGCGGATCGGTCTGCTGACACTCGTGGACCGACGCCTGCTGGTGACGGCCTGCCGGCTGCAAGCGCTCGGCGAAGCGTACTTGGCCGACGTCGAGGCCGCCCGCAAGCCCCGGCCGAGTCCAAAGCTCTGGGCGGCGACGAAATGCCTCGAGAAGGCGATGGCGATCTTTCTGCGCTTCGGCGTGACGCCCGCGGAGCGCAGCCGGCTGGAAACCCCGGCCCCGCTGGCGACGACCCCCCGGAGCCGGTGGGAGAGTCTGCTGAGCGGGTAAAGGCCGTGGTCTTTGTCGAGGAGCTCCGACACTCCAAGGCGGAATGGGCCGGCGAGCGATTCCGCCTCTTACCGTGGCAACGCGCCATGCTGACGCAGCTGTTTGGGACGCAGCGGTCGGATGGTCTGCGTCAGTATCGGACGGCGTACATCGAGATTCCCAAGAAGAACGGAAAATCCGAGATCGCGGCGGCCATCGCGTTGTACATGCTCTGTGCCGACGACGAACCGGCTGGTGAGATCTACTCTGCCGCGGTGGATAAGGATCAAGCCTCGCTCGTGTTCCAGGCCGCCGCCGCGATGGTGCAGGTGGACCCGGAGCTCACCCGGCGGATCGAGATCATCGAGAGTCAGCGGCGGATGCGGTATCGGCCGACCAATTCAATCTACCGGGCCATTCCGGCCGACGCGCCGAGCGCGCATGGTTACAACGCCTCAGCGGTCATCTACGACGAGCTGCACGCGGCACCGAATCGGGAGTTGTGGGACGTGCTCACGACCTCGACCGGCGCGCGTCGGCAACCACTCACGATTGTCATCACGACGGCCGGGTATGATCGGCACTCGATTTGTTGGGAGCAGCACGAGTACGCCCTCAAGGTGCGCGATGGCGTGATTGTGGACCGGACGTTTCTGCCGATCATCTATGCGGCGGCGCCAGAGGACGACTGGACCGATCCGGCGATCTGGGAAAAGGCCAACCCGAGTCTCGGGCACACGATCAAACGCGATTATCTCGAGCAGGAATGCCGGCGCGCGCAGGAACTGCCCGGCTACCAGAACACGTTCAAGCGGCTGCACCTGAATCTCTGGACGGAGCAGGCCGACCGGTGGCTCGATGTCGCGGTGTGGGATCGGAGCGCGGGTGCGCTGCCGGATGACGCTGCGCTGGCCGGGCAGCCGTGCTGGGGCGGGCTCGACCTGGCCAGCACCCATGACTTCACCGCGTTCGTGCTCGTGTGGCCGCGCGCCGCGGGCGGCTACTACGTGCGGCCGTGGTTCTGGCGGCCGGCCGAGGGGTTGCTCGAGCAGGCGCGTAAGGACCGCGTGCCCTACGACATGTGGCGGGAGATGGGCGCGCTGCGGGTGACCGAGGGCAACGTGACGGATTACGACGTCATCCGCGAGGACCTGCGGGAGCTCGCCGAGCGCTACCAGATCCGCGAAATCGCGTTCGACCGGTGGAACGCCACGCAGCTCGTGACGCAGCTGCAATCCGATGGCGCCACGATGGTGGCGATGGGACAGGGAGTGGCGAGCCTGGGGGCGCCGACGCGGGAGGTCGAGCGGCTGGTGCTCGAAGGGTCGCTCCAGCACGGGGGGGCGCCGGTGCTGCGCTGGATGGTCGGCAACACGGCGGTCGAGCAGGATGCCGCGGGCAACCGCAAGCCCTCGAAGCGCAAGTCGCGGGAGCGGATCGACGGCGTGGTCGCGCTGGTGATGGCGCTGGGCCGCGCGATGGTGGCGGGCAACCTAGGCGACACGGCGGGCACGGCGTATGGCGACGGGCACGGGCTCCTCCTCGTCTGACCGCCGTCGTCCCCCGACGCGCCGGGAGCTGCTCACGGTGGGCGAGGCGGCGGCCCTGCTCACGGTCGCTGACGACACGGTGCGGCGCTGGATCGAGAAGGGGGCGATGCGGGCGCTCGCGGTGGGGCCGCACCACCGGCTCCGCATCACGCCGGCCGAGGTCGCGAGGCATCTCCGGCCGTACGCGGCCCCGGAGGCGTAACCCGCATCAGGGCGTAGCCGGGGGCAGCCGGGGGCAGCGCCCGAGCCGCCCCTAGGCACGCGCCCCCAGGGCTGGTATGTCCCGTGGCTGATGCCCCCACGGGAGACGCTCTGGAACCGGCTCGGCGCGTACCTCGGCCTCGGCGTGCGCACCGACAGCCTCTCGCTCCCGCCCGAGGAGTGGCGCCACCCGACGGACCGGTTTCTCTGGTGCGAGCCCTCGCCCGCCTACCTGACGCTCTACAAGGGCCAGCCTGCGGTGCGCACGGTGGTCGACTTCCTCGCCGATAATCTCGCGCAGCTCGGCCTGCACGTGTTCCGGCGCCTGAGCGATACCGACCGCGTCCGCGTGCACGACCACCCGCTGCAGCGGCTGATCAACCGGCCCAACGAGGCCACCACGCGCTACCGGCTGATGCGGGACACGGTGGCCGATCTCTGCATCTACGGCCACGCCTACTGGCTCAAGCGCCTCGACCGGGACGTGCTGCTGCGCTTGCCGCCGGAGCAGCTGCAGATCGTCGGCGGGCTGGTGCCGCTGGGCTACGTGTGGGCGGGTCTGGGCGGGGAGCCCGTCACGCTGCGGGCCGACGAGGTGGTGCACTTCTCGCTCTACCAGGGGCGCTCGCCGCTGGAGACGCTGCGCCGACGGCTCGAGGAGGACGAGGCGGCGGTCGGGTATCGCACGCTGTTCTGGCACAACGGGGCGCGCCTGTCCGGGTGGCTGGGGCGGCCCGCGACGGCGCCGCGGTGGACGCTCGAGCAGCGCGAGCAGTTCCGCGAGGAGTGGCGCGCGTTCCAGGGCGCGAGCAATGCCGGCAAGTCGCCGGTGCTCGAGGACGGGATGGAGTACCACGCCGTCGCCGCCACCGCGCAGGACTCGCAGCTCGTGCAGACGCGCAAGCTCACGCGCGAGGAAGTGGCGGCGGCGTATCACGTGCCGCCCGCGATGGTGGGCATCACGGAGGCGCAGGGGTACGGCTCGCTCCGCGAGCAGCACAAGGCGCTGTATCAGGACACGCTCGGCCCGTGGACGGCGATGCTCGAGGACGACATCGAGCTGCAGCTGCTGTCGGACTTCGCGGACTCCGATGATATCTACGTCGAATTCAACATCGCGGCGAAGCTGTCGGGCTCGTTCGAGGAGCAGGCGGTGGCGCTCAACAGCGCCGTCGGCTCGCCGTGGATGACGCGCAACGAGGCGCGCGCGCGTGTGAACCTGCCCGCGATTCCCGATCCCGCGTTCGATCAGCCCGTGACGCGGCTCGATCTGGCCGAGGGCCAAGCCGCGCAGAACGCGGCCCCCGCCGCGAGCGTGCCAGGAGGGCCCGATGCCTAAGACGCCCCGTGCTGCCGTGGCGCGCCCGCGCGATGCCGTGTTCAAGGCGTTTGACGAGCTCGCGGTGGACGACGCCGCCGGGCGCTTCTCGGCGCGCGTCGCCGTGTTCGACACGATCGATCTGGCCGGCGACCGCATCCGGCCGGGCGCCTTCCAGGCCTCGCTCAAGCAGTGGGCCGAGCGGCCCGGCGCCATCCCGGTGATCTGGGGGCACCAGTGGGATACGCCGCTCGCGGTGCTGGGCAAGGTGCTGCGCGCCGTCGAGGACGACCGCGGCCTGGTGGTGGAGGGGCAGCTCGACCTCGAGCACCACGAGGCGCGCCGCACGCATGCCTTGCTGAAGACGGGCACGATCAACGCCTTCTCGTTCGCCTTCCGGGTGCTGGACTCCGCGCTCGTGCCGGAGGGCGACGTCCTGGTGCGCGACATCACGCAGGCCCACGTGCTCGAGGTGGGTCCCTGCGTGGCGGGCATGAACGGGCATGCCGGCCTGCTCGCGGTGAAGTCCCTGGATGCCGAGCCGTCCTCCGACGCTGCGCCGGTCCCCGCCCGGCCGCGGCTCGAGGCTGCGGCGCGGGTACTGGCCCTACTCACGCTGCGCGCGGCCGTGGCCGCCGGAAAGGACGGATGAGGCGATGAAGACGTTGCGCGACGAGATGCTCGAGATGCAGGAGCACGCGAAGGCCATCGTCAGCAAGGCGCTGACCGAAGAGCGCGACATGACGGACGAGGAGCAGACGCAGTTCAAGGCCGCGACGGCCGAGCTCGACCGGCTCGAGGCCAAGCAGGCGGCGCGCTCGAGGACGCAGGGGCTGCTCGAGGAGATCGGCCGGCGCCCGACGCCCGCGCTGCCGGCCCTGAACGGCCCCAGTGCCCCCATCGTCGTCGCCCCGCCGTCGGGCCTCACCTACGCGAAGAGCTACGGAGCGCAGTTCGTCGAGAGCGACGGCTACCTCGAGTTCCGCGCCTCCGGCGGCCCGCGCGGCGGCGGCTGGGCGACCAGCGTGATCGAGCTGAAGGCGCCCACGGGGTACCCGACGATCCCGACGTTCGCGCCCGGCATCCTGCCCGGCATCAGCGGGCCGCTGCCGGTGCCGCGCCCGCCGCAGATGCTCTCGCTGCTGGCCACGGGCGCCGTCGATGGCTCCGTGGTCGCGTACCTCCGGGAGAAGACCTGGACGAACAACGCGGCGATCGTCGCGCCCGGCGCGCTGAAGCCCGAGAGCATCAAGGACTTCGAGACGATCCAGCAGGCGCTGGCGAAGATCGCGCACTTCGTGCTGGTGGTCGACGAGATGCTGATGGACGTGGCCGGGCTCCGCACGTTCATCGACAACCAGATGGAGTGGGGCGTGCTGACCAAGCTCGAGGATCAGGTGCTCAACGGCAC